TGAATAAATTTCAGCGCCACTATCTACTCCCGCAAAAAGACCCCCGCCGGAGCGGGGTTCGAGGTCCCTTGTTTAGAGTTACCGGGTCGAGTTTACTTGCGCCTCGATCCCCGGCTAGCGCCGCGCTTGCTGGCGGCTTTTTTCTTGGACCCGCGCCCACTGCTGGCGCCTTTCTTTTTGCTACCGCCACGCGTGCGCGGTGGCGGATCCTCCGGCTCCTCCTCGCCGTTGTCGTCGGGCTCGTCGCGTCGGAAACGCCCGCGCCCGGTCTCCTCCTCCTCGCCGTCTCGGTCGAGCTGCTCACGAACCCGGCTCCGGACAGCGTCGACGCCGCCCTCGTCCTCGCCGTTCCCTCGTCCGCGCCCACGACCTCGACCTCGGCCGCGCGGCTCCTCCTCCTCCTCCTCGTCCCGGTCACGCCCACGACCTCGGCCGCGACCACGTCCGCGCGGCTCGTCCTCCTCCTCGTCTCGGTCACGCCCACGACCCCGGCGCGGAGGCGGTGCGTCCTCCTCGTCGCGCTCGTCTCGCTCGTCGCGATCTCGGTCACGCCCTCGACCACGTCCGCCGCGCCGGCTGCGTCCGCCGCCTGACTGTGCGCCGTCGAGGATCTTGTCGATGATCTTTCGCATGTCGTCCGCGCTCTCGACGATCAGCACGTCGCCGAAATACTCGATCTCGTCGAGAATGGAATCGTCGAGCGGAAACGGATCGCGTTCGAGCTGCACGGCGGAGTAGCGCGTCTGCAGCCCCGAGCCGGTTTTGTCGAACGAGAGCGGCAGACCGTTGTCGGGATCCTCTAGCGAATGCGTCCGGCCCGAGCGTTTGTCCTTCGCGGCTTTCACGAAATCATCGACGAGCGTCGGCGGAGCGCCCCACAATTTCAGCACGCCGTCGCGCTCGTCCGCGTTAAAATCGAGAATGTGCATCGCGGTTTTCCGCGACGTTTTCACCATGTCCTCCAGCTCGGGATCGATCTTGCGCAGCTCGCGGATCAGATCGTCGACCGGATCGTGCTCCGTCTGATCCAGTGTCTTAGGCGAGAGCAGCCAGCCGTAGCCCTCGATGTAGTGTGTAATCAGATCGACGCCCCACGCGCCGGCGAGATCGTCGTCCTCCAGAGGCGGAACGATCCGAATAAAGTTTTCCCCGTCGCGCGGTCGAAACTGCGGGAGGTCGGATTCGATGAACGGGAGACCGCGTTCGAGTCGCTGACTGTACTCGCGGTCGCGCTCGTCGTCGGTCATGGTTTTGAATCTGCGAGCCATCGTGTAGTCCCCTATCTGCTATCTACGAAAAGTTTTCCGCGCCATGCGCGCGAGACCTGTCGACGGGAGTGCGAGGACCTCCGCCGAATTGGTAGCCAAGAAATCCGCCAGCGAAAAACAGCCGGCATATTGTGTCTGCGAGATCCATCCGGTCGCGCCGTTCATATACTGCCAGAGCTGCGGGTGATCGGTGAACATGATCGGATCTCGAAAGTTCGTCCGCATAACGAGGATCGTGTTTCGTGAATAGGCGCGCGCTTGTTCCTTTGCCTGATTCCAGAACTCGATCAATTTCTTGTCGTCGGTGCCGGAGACGAACGCCCACAGCGCGCCGGCGAGGTCCGCGTGAAACTTCGCCTCGAACGTGTAGCGGTCGAGGAGTTTTTTCCCTTCCGGCTTGTCGGCCATAATGTCGCCGCCCGAGCCCGACTGCCCCTCGCGGTCGCGCTTCGCTCCGCCCGAGGCGCCGCGTCGCACGAATACGAACTCGTCGACGCCGGCCGCGCGGTGCCGCGTCCACCATTCCGAGAGCTGTTTCGCGAGCTGGTTCTCGAACCCGTGCCCCTTCTGCCGCGCGCCCTTGTTCGAGGTCGGCAGCGAGACCGTCAAACATTCGAGTCCGGGGTGCTTCGTGATCGCCGCCTTGATCACTTTGCGTTTGTCTGCCGCCTTCGTGAGCCCGCTCACGAGATTTTCGGAGACCCGAATTTTCGCGTCGATGTTCATGCTAATTTGCGTCCCGTCTGAAAGCACGTCGACCGGATTCCCCTCGCGCCGGCCCGCGTCCGTCTGAACGTCCGACTCGGTCGCGTTCGGCCTTGTCAGAGATCCCCCAATACTCGGCCGCGTACAGCTCGATCAATCCCCTGATCACGGTGCGGCGATGCTCGAATAATACCTGTATGCGATTGATCTCAGCGATGCGCTCCCGGATTGCTCGGAGCACGTCCTGCGCTGCGATCCACTCCGGGTCGAGTTCGACCTCGGCAGAATACAGCGCGACCGTCGGCTTTGGAAATCGTTTGACGAGCGCGAGGTTCTCCGGCGTCCCGTCCTGCATGAGCAGCCCGAGCGTGCGGTGCTTGATCCTTTCGCGCTCGTCCTTCGTCTCTGCCTCCAGCCGTTGCAGCTCGGGGAGATCGCGCGTCGCCCGTTCGAGCTGGAATGTATGGTTCCGCAGGATCTCGTCGAGCGTGTCGAGGTCGAGGGGCTCGGTCATGTCCGGCGGCATCGGCGGGAACCGTGGCAGCTCGTCGATCGTGGGATGATTCGGACGCGCGGTTTTCGTCGGCGGCTTCGCCGGCGGTGCTTTCTTGCGGCTCGTCGCCGCGCCTTTTTTCTTTCGTGCTGTCGCCATGTTCTGTCCTCAGTTAATGCGGGTCGGCTTTGACAGTCCGGCCTCGCCCTCGAAATGTTCGATCACTTTGTAGGCGAGTTTCAGCCATGCCTCGCGGTTCAGGTAGTAGGTCGAGTGCTCGCTCCGATCGAGATCCTCGCCGGCGCTGAACAGCACGACGAGCCCGTTCGCGTCCCCCTCCTGCAGTTGCACGCGTTGCGGGTAATGCGTGAGCGGCGTCGGCTTTTTCTGGTCGCTGTCGCCTTTCGGCATTGTCTCTCCTCCTCCGGGAGTAGTTACGCGGTCGACTTCACGCCGCGAGCAGCAGGTCCTCGCAGCCCAGCTCGGCGAGGATCTCGTGCCCTCGGTCGAGCGTCGCGTCGAGACTGCCCTGTCCCATTTGCAGAGAGTTGACCTTGAACACTTCGTCCATGTCGCACCAGTTGTCGCCGACCGAGCACTCGACCTGCATCGGGACCCACTCGCGAACGAACGGCGAATCGTACATGAGCAGCCACGGGACGCACAGCATGACCTCGGCAATGTAAGTCAGCCGGTCCGGCAGTTCGTTGTCGTCCCGAATTAGAAACCCGAGATCGTCGTGAATCATTAGCCCGATGTCCTCGGACTGCCAGAGCACATTTTGCGCCGTGACCGTCATGTCGGACGCGGTCGACTGGTTCGTCTGGTTCAGGATTTCGTTGTAGCTCATCGGCGCGCGCCGGCGCCGGCCGAACAGCGACTCGACGTAGCCGAACCGCTCATAAAATTTAACGACTTCTTTCTGCCACGGGATGATCCGCCGGTACTTCCCGAACACGAGCGAGCGTAGCGCGCGAATGTCCTCGACCGGCGCGTTCGCAGTTTCCGCGACGCGAATGTCGCCGGCGCCATAGAACAGCGCGAACGTCGCGTTCTTTACCGGGTCGCGATGATCCTGCGCGTGCTGCTCGCCGAACAGCTCGATCGAATTTTCTAGGTGAATGTCGAGATCATCGTAGAGCGCCTGCACGAAATCCGGGTCGCCGGTGATCACGCCGAACAGCCGCGCCTCGATCTGACCGAAATCGAACGAGCACAGTTTGAACCCGGGAGGCGGGACGATCTGCCGGCGGATCTTTTTCTGTTCCTTGTCACGCTTCGGAAAATTCTGCATGTTCGGATCGCTCGACGACGTGCGACCCGTGACCGGCCCGGCGAGGTTGTAGCTCCCGTGGATCCGATTGTCGATCGTAATGTGCTGATCCATTCCCGAGATATAAGTCCCGTCCATTTTGATCAGCCCGCGCAGGTCGAGCATGATCTCGGCGACCGGGTCGTCGTACTCGGCGACAAGGTGTTCGAGCGTGTCCTCGTCGGTCGACCAGCCTTTCGTCGTTCGACGCAGCATTCGGTAGCGGCAGCAGTGCGTGAAATATCGCGAGAGCTGCTCGGGCGATTGCGGGTTGAACTCCTCGCCTTTCTCCGCGACTTTCTCGTCGACCCAGCCGTCGTCGTCGACAATGCGCGCGATCTCGGCTTTCATGTCCTCGACCTGCCCCTGATACTGATCGCGCAGGCTCTCGCGTGCGTCGTCGTCGACCGGCATCCCGCACAGCTCGACGTCGCAGAACGACCACACAGCCGGCAGCGTGACCGAGTTGTAAACGTGCGCGAGGGTCGCGTCGTTCAGCACGAACTCGTCGGCCCACGTGCGCAGCTTGAGCGTCTGCCATGCGTCGACGCCGTTGTACTCGGCGACCTTTGTCGGATCCTGCGTCCACATTTTCGAGAGCTGGATCTCGGTCGACCAGTCCTCGTCGCCGAACACGGCCCAGCCTTTGCGCTTTAATCCGGATTGCTTCGTGCGCTCGTCGTTCAGCCACGAGAGGAGCATCGTATCGTCGAACGATCGAAACTTTTTGTAGAGGTCGCGCAGCACGTCGCGCGGATCCTGATCGAATACCGGCCCGCAGATTTTCACCAGTGCCCACAGCAGCTCGAACTTGAGGTTATGCGCGATCTTTCTGCCGGGTGATTCGGTGAGCCACTTCGCGATCGCGTCGTAGATCAGCGCGCGCCCCTTGGCATTCCAATTATCGGGATACAACGGGATCGAGTAGACCGTCTCGTCGAACGCGAACCCGGCCGAAAGTATGTCGGGCTCGACCGGGATCCGGTGCGCCTCGCTGCGAATTTTCCACGGCTTGAACCCGGTCGTCTCCCAGTCGAACCCCGTCGCCTCGGCGTCGCGCAGCCTCGGGAAAAATTCGCGCAGGTCCGAGAACCGGGTCAGAATCTTGGATTCCTTCGGCTCGCGGAGGAGCCCCTGCTCGCTGCGGAACTCGACGTCGACCTCGTCGCCGGCTGCGGCTTTCTTGGCGGTGTCCCACGCGAGCGCGATGTCCTCGTAAAAAACATCCTCGTTCTCGCGCGACGTGCCCCGGATAATGTAGCTCGGGTGAAACGTCACGATCCCGCTCGCGAGCTGCCCGTCGTCGAGCTGTATCGGCACGACGGAGCCCCGGCGCTGTGTGACCTGCCCGCCCTTCTGGGTCTGCCAGAGCCCCTCGACCGCTTCGTTCCCGAGCACGAGGACCACGTAGGGGCGCCGGCGCTGGATCTCCTCGCGTGCCCGGAACGAGCACGCCTTGAGCTGTTTCCGGGCGATCGTGTTGTTCGGCGGGATACAGCGGACCACGTTGTCGAATCGCACGTGACGGAGGTCGGCGCCGACCCGGTTCAGCGCATAGCGCAGCTCGTCGCCGGCGGGTCCGACGAACGGCTTTCCCTGCCGGTCCTCCTGCGGCCCGGGCGCCATGCCGACGATATGCAGCCACGGCTCGGCCGAGCCGCTCGGGCTCATGTTCGGGCACTCGGCCGGAAACTCCCGGTAGAGCCCGCAGTCCTGACAGACCTCGTCGAGTTTGCCCACGTCAGCCGGGCTCGTCGGCCGCGTCAGCGCCTCCCGAGGGTTCAGGGTCGGGAGGCGCAGGGTCCTCGGCTGCGGCCGTCTGGGAGGCTCTCAGAGCGTCTACGGAGATCCCGAGGGAATCGGCGAGTGCCTGCGGGTCGTGGGGGGTCGCGATGACCTCGTTCGGGTTGCAGTCCCAGACGCGAACGTCCCACGCCCGGATCTCGATCTTGGCGATCGCAATGTGAGGCGGCTCGGCGCCGGCGACGTGAATCTCGGCGAGGCGGTCGTCCTGCATGTGGACCGAGAGATCGTAGAGCGGGACCTCCCGCCCAGCCGGCACGATCGGGAAGTGTGGCGAGATACACATATATTCCGAGTAATCGAAGCGGCCCCACGAGTTGCGAATCTCGACCGGGATGATCCCAGCCGCGAACAGCAGCCCGACGTGATCTTTCCCGGCGAGAATTTGAACCATTGATTCGAGGAGGAGCTGATCCGAGATCCGAATCAGTCCCGCGCGTGGATACCTTGCAGCCATTGTTCAACCTCCCGAAAAGAAAAAACCCGGCGACTCTAGAGAGTTACCGGGTCGAGGTCGAACGGTCGGGTCAGAAGGGAATCACGTCGAGGGAGAGTTCGGGCTCGGCGCGCTCGGTCCGGTCCTTCGCCTGCCCGGGCTGGGTCGGCTTGCGCAGCTCGGCGAGGCGCTTGTCGATGCTGGCGAGGGTGCCGTTCAGCTTCGCGATCGCGGGGTCGTCGTCCTGCGTCATGTCGCTGTCGAGCGCCCGTGTGATGATCGCGGCCTTGTCCGCGACGACGCCGGCCATGTAGCCCTCGATTCCGCCGGAGACGAGGTAGTGGCAGTCGACGACGTCCTCCTGCCCGATGCGATGCGCGCGGTCGTCGGCCTGTTCCATGATACCGGGGCGCCAGTCCATCTCGGTTTGTAGCACGGTGCTCGCGCGGTGCAGGGTGATCCCCTCGCCGGCAGCAGTGACGCCGCCGAGGAAAACTCGAACCTCGCCGGCCTGAAATCTCGCGACCTCGCTCTCGCGCTTGGCGGGAGGCGTGTCGCCGTCGATACCGGCGACGCCGTAGCCGGCCTCGATGCAGTGCGCCCGAATCCCGTCGAGGACCGCCTTGTGGTGCGCGAACACGATCAGGCACTCCTCGGTTTCGAGAATCAGGTCGAGGTAGTCGCGGATTGCGGGCAGCTTCGCGATCCCGCTCTGCTCTCGCATCCGGGAGGCTTTCTCGAACTTCTCGGGGTCGCCGCCGATTGCGCGCAGCGCTGCGGCCATCGCCTCGGGGTCGCTGCGGTCGACGCCGGCGAGCAGCTCGTCCTCGATTTTCTGCGCGGCTTTCGAGCCCTTGACCTCGACGACGGTGTATTGCTTCGGAGGCAGCTCTGCGAGAACCTGACTTTTCAGTCGGCGAATCATGCAAGTCGACCGGAGTTTCGCCTGCAGCTCGTCGAGGTTCGACGCGCCGGAGAAATCCCAGACCTGTTTGAATCCGCCACGGCCGCGCGTGCGAACCGTCTTTTGATGCGCGTCGGCGTAGCGCTTCGCGAACTGAATGAAATTCGAGAACGTGGTCGGGTCGAGCAGGTTCACGATATTCCACAGCTCGATCGGGCGATTGACAATCGGGGTCCCGGTCATGGCGATGACGTGCTTCGCCTTTTTCGCGAAGTCGAGGACCGCTGCGGTCCGCTTCGCTTTCGGGTTTTTGATTCGGTGACACTCGTCTAGGCAGACGAGGTCGGCAGAGTTGAACATCGCGGGCGCCTTGTCGAACCACGCGGCGACGTTGTCGTAGCCGACGATCGTCAGCGTGCGCTCGGTGCCGTGGTCTCGAATCATCTCGCACTCACGACCGCGACCGTGCAGCACGCGAATCGTGCGATCCTCGACGAGCCACTTCTCGGCCTCCATTTTCCAGACGGGAACGATCGACGCCGGGCAGACGACGGTCACGTGATCGGGGTTGCGGAGATTGATCCAGCCGAGCGCCTGTATAGTTTTGCCGAGCCCCATCTGATCGCCGAGCAGCGTGCGGCCGTTCGTGTCGTCGATGTACTTGACGCCGGCGCCCTGAAACGGACGATACTCGCAGCCCGTCGGAGCCGGCACGGCGAAGTCGACCGCCGACAGCGCACTCGCGCGCAGCTTCTCGGCCATCGTGGCGACGTGCTTGCGGACCTGTTCGAGCGCCGTCTCGTCGCAATGCGCGACGAGCGCGACGACGTCGTGCCCGTGTCCGGTCCACCATTTTTTCGCGGTAGGATTCCAGTGCCAGACGCCGGCGGCTTTGATCGCGTGGCGCTCCTCGTAGCGCGTCTGCGCGAGGTAGCGGCCGGTCTGTGTGTCGTAGGTGATTTGCATTTTCTCTCGCTCGTGTGTGTTAGGAGGATTCGACGCGCCGTCCCTTGGAAGGTCAGCACCGGGGAGGGTTTCAGTCCCCGGGGAGCGTTTCCGGCTAGGTTCAGGGGAGCGCGCTCTACTCTTTCCTGACCGTTACCCGCTAGGACCGTGGTCCGTTTCCGGCGGGAGCCGCCCCGTAGCCGTCGGGCGCGTCGTCCATGTGAGAGAGTATCGGCTAATTCCGGTCGACATGCAATAGCCCCGGGAGGCGTGTTTCGGGAACTGTGACCGAGTCGACAAAAAAAACCCGGCCAGCGTCCAGGGTAGACCGCCAGCCGGGCGACGCGGGGAGGGAGGTCCCCGCTTAGGTACGCCGCGAGCTGCGACGCGTAGCGCTCCGTCGCGAGGGTGTCTGCTCGACCTCGTCGGGTTGTGCGTCCTCGCTCGGGCGCTTTTTCTTTTTGCTGGTCGACTTCGCGACGCGCTTTTTCGCGGGTCGCTTTTTCGCGGTCGACTTCTTTTTCGCGGGCGCCTTTTTCTTGGCGGCTTTCTTTTTGGCTGCGGGTTTCTTTTTGCCGGTCGACTTCTTTTTCGTCGTCGGCTTTTTCTTGGCGGCTTTCTTTTTCGCGGCCGGTTTCTTTTTGCCGGTCGACTTCGCCGCTGCTCTGCGCTCGGCCTGTACCTCGGGGTCGGCTCGCCGCAGCAGACTTACCGCGCCCTTGATCGTCGAGGGTTGCGCTTCGATCTTTTTCTTTTCGAGGTAGCGCGTCACAGCCGCGACGGTTCTGTTCCCGGCGACGTAGGCGTCCTCGATTGCATTCTGCACGCCGCGCCCTTTCGGTCCGCGCTTGCCGGGTTTGCGGGTGACGCCGTAGAACTTGCACAGCTCGCGAATGTGGGTCCGCACAGTCTCGGGCGACGGGTAGAGTCGCTTTTTCTCCAGCGCCGCGATCATCGGCTCGACGTCGGTGATCCCTTTGCCGCGATTGAACAGCACGCGGATCGTGTGGACCTTGCCCTTCGGGTCGGTCGGGTGTTCGAGCAGGTAGTCCGGATCGAAATGCTGCCGGGTTTTCGTGCCGTCGGGGTTCGCGCCGTGCTCGACTTTCGCGGCCGACTTCGGTCCGACGCCGGTCGGCGTGCTGTCGTCGAGCGCGGTCGACTTCGCTTTTTTCTTGGCGGCTTTCTTTTTCGGTTTCTTTTTCGCGGTCGACTTCGCGGCCTTTTTCGGCGCGGCCTTTTTCGCGGCCGGTTTCTTTT